AGCGAGAGAGAAGAAAGTCTTTCCAGTAGAAGACTCTCCAGCAATAGCAGTAATCTTATTCCCAGATACACCACCAAATACACTACCTGAAACCAGTGCATTAAAAATGTACGAACCTGTGTCAACATAAGTCTCAGTTTCGTCGATATCGGAAGCGAGTTTGGTATAATCATCACCAATTTCTTTTACAATGTCTTTAAGAAAGTCCATCAGGCTACCATCCCGTATTGTTCACGAAGAATTTTTTTATAAGGAAGATTCTGCTCACGCAGTTCCTTTACAAGTTTGAGTTTTTGATACAGAGCAGTATCACCACCAAGATGCATTGCATTCACGATAGTTGTAAGCTCGTTGTCATCGATAGGAAGATCCATTAAAAGAAAAATGATTCAAGGTTTACAGTTTTCTCCGCACTCCATCCAATAGAGTCCAGAATAGTTTTCAGGGGTTCAAGAAATGACTTCTCAAACTGTAAGTCATAGTCGATATATTTGTCAATACCCAACTCCGTAGGAAACTGTTGAATGAATGAGATCACATTTTCCTGAAGGGGATTTGGTTTTTTGAGATAACAGAACTTGATCTTTTCTCCGTTATTGATAAGAGAGTATTTCTTGGTCAGGTTATTCTTCTTTATGTAGTGATTGAAAAGAAGAGCTCCTCTTGCGTGAATGGGAGTACCTTTCTCATAGATTGCACTCACACTTCTATGTTTTTCAACGTTACTTACTGTACGGGGGAATGAAATGTCTTCTGGTGGAAGAGATTTGAACTCCTTTCTGCAACCGTCGATGAAATCAATAACATCATCTTCGGTTTTATTCATAATAAGTTTAAGAACATCCTTAATCATCTTACGACACGGAGCGGGAGTAGATGACTTCACAGCCTCAATACCCATAATCTTCAGTTTGGGTTCGGCATATCGCACACCTTCACTGTCCCAGACATTGAGAATGTATCGTTTCTTTGCAGTCCAGATACCACGATCCGCAATGTTCTCGCGTTTCATAAACATCTTCTGATCATATGCATTCACATACGACGCAAGTTCCTGATAACTTTTTTCAATGTATGGTTCAATCTGATCCTCACAAGCTTTATCGAGAAAGTCAACGACTTTTCCTTTATCACGTACTCCCTGAGGAAATACAGCATCAACAAGTGGACCAAGATGTAGGTAGATAGAATCGGTATCAGACGCAATAACATAGTCTACGTCCTCGGTTTTGAGTATTTTATTTAGATACTCATTCATCTTGTTCTCAATCCAACGGATAGAAACCTGACCACTAAGGGTAATGGCTTCTGCATTGGCAAGTTTGTAATAACGGAAGTATTGGTTACCGATGGCACCATAAGCAGAGTTAAGAGAAATCTTCTTCGCCATCTGAATGTTATTACAACGTGCAATTTCTTTCTGCAGTGCAATAGATGGTGTCTTCTCGTTCTGTTTTTTGGCCTCGATCATCTTCTTTTTGTAGATGACACGTTCATCATAATACTTTTGCATCAACTCAGGCAGAAAACCCTGTTTCTCCTTGCGATACATTGCACCATTTGCACAGACTGCATAGTCTTTATGCAGTTCAAAGTTAATACTTTCGTTCAGGATCCTTTCAACAGATGCAGTTGGATGTCTTTCTTCCAGAAGTGTTTCTGGGGAGATGTTGTACTGCATAATAAGATGGGGATACAGGCTATTAAGGTCAAAGTTAACCACCCAATCATAACGCCCAGGAATCGGTTCTTTAACATAAGCACCTGCATACTTTTCATCCTTCTGTGATTTATTCTTCTGAGGGATGACGATGTTGCGTTTCTTAAGATAGTTGTAGATGATGTTATCCCACAAACGTACCTGAAAGAAAATATCCTGATAGTTAACTTTAGCGTCGTATGCCATAGTCAGGGCAAGTTCGATCAACTTGAGTTTATCCTCAAGACGATCTACCAGTTCTACGTCAACGATATTGTATTCTACAAACTTCTGCCAGTCTTGAGTATAGAAATCTTTAAAGGTTTCAAACTCACTGTGATCCAGTTTCTGTTGACCAAGTTCCTGTTGCGCAATGTAATCCAGACGGAAACTCTCTTGGTTAGGAGTACCAGGAGACCACCGATACAGACGCATATAGTCCAGAATCGAAACACCACCAATATCAACACAGATGTTCTTACGACCCTGAATGAACACCTCAGACTGACTCACTATACCCCAGGGCGACATACGTTTCATCACCTTCTCACCAAGGACACGGCTCAAACGTCCAGTGAGGTATGGAAGGTCAAAGAACTCACAGTTCCAACCAGTAATAACTTCTGGAATATTATTATGCCACCACTCAATAAAATCATTCAACATTGAGTGTTCATCACGGAACTGACGATAATTTACGTTCCGTTGTTTGTTGTTGAATGGACCTACACCCCAAGTGGTGATCTGTTTAGTATTGAAGTCTTGAATAGTGATGAGAAGCAACTCTTCGTTCACACTCTCAAGATCTGGAAAACCATCTTCAGATTTAGTCTCGATGTCAATCGTATAGAGTTTGATGTTTTTGATATCAAACTCTATGGTGTCCTGAGGATACCTATCGGAGATGTATTGGTAAACGTATCGTTCGTTACCGTAGATGCGAAAGTTTTCCACATCTTTATACTTCTCATAAAACTCTCTACAATCTCTGACAAATCCAGGTTGAATAGACTCAACGTACTCACCTTCCAGAGTGCGGTATTTTGTAGCCTTCTTCGAAGGTATAAAAAGAGTGGGTCTCCACTCTTCTTTCTTAACTATGTGTTGACCGTTTTCATATCCACGGACAAGAAATTGATTACCGATGAGTTGTACGTTGGTATAAAAGTTCACTGAGTAAGTCCTAGGTACATTTCCAAAAGTTTCTCGTTGGGATCAACGAGAGTCAATATTTTATCAGAGTGAATCATCATCTCACTCTGATCAGTATACTCTCTCATCCATTCGGAAAGTTTTTCTCCTTTAATCTTGTAAGGTTTTACAAGTTTACAATTTGGATCACCAAACTCTGCAGGTACTTCCGTTATTTCAGAGATGATGAGTTCATTCGTTGATAACAAGAGAACCTTTATCACTCTCATTTCCTCTTCCATTTACTTTCTCCTCATAAAGATTTTTCAGGTTTTCTAGGGGTTCAACAATAGTCACAACCCAATCAGCAGAACAAGGAATTTCACGATCTGCAGACAGTGGAGCCCAAGGATAAAAGGTTACACCAACCTTGGAATTAAAGTTTTTAGTGGTTCCGTTATCCGTGGTATCACCTTCCTCCTCACTGAGGATGACGGGTTCTTCTTTAGAATACAACTTCAGAATAAGTGGATCACCAAAGTAGTAACCAACAACCTCATCAGAAGTTCCACGAATTTCTTTTACGTCTGTAATGATATCCTCACCAGACTTCAACATTACAAGTTTAACAGTCATAACTTAGTACTTTCCTTCATCCATTCTACCAATAAAAAAGGGAGGTGTCAATGGATTTTGCCATTACCTCCCTCGTCTGCGCCGACGATACCTAATATTTAGAGATAATCTCTACGTGCGTGATGTTCTGGTACTACTTTCCCAAGTACGATCCGTAGAAGTCCGTCTTCAAATGTGACTTCGCGGACTTCTGTGTCGTCGGATAAAGTCCACGCTCGTCGAAAACTTCTTTGAGCCAATCCCTTGTGGATAAACGTCCTCTCTGTCTCGGCGTCCACCTTTTGTCCTTCGACAAAAAGCTTTCCATATTCGGTGAAAACATTGACTTCTTCCTTTTTAAAACCAGCGAGTGCAATTTCTAAATGCGACTCAACATTATTTACCTGAATAAGATTATAAGGTGGGTAGTTTGTTGTAGTTTCGTGAACATTAAACAGACGATCAAAATATTCATCCATACCAATACTGTTGCGAGTGATTCTATCCATCAGTGAAGACAGATCGCCAGCAGTGTACCTTGTGAGGTTAGTCATTATTGTAGCTCCTTTGAAAGCGAGTTTGTGTTTTGTGGACCCTTACGGCATCCATTATTATTTAACCATATAACGAAAAAGAGAGGAACGGTAAAAACCGAACCTCTCTTTAGGGTGTTCCGACTTTCGTAGAGACCGCACGAAAAGGCCTCAATCCTATTTATTCAGCTTCTGGTTTTTTTCTCTTACCGATGTTGTACTTTGTTTCAAGTTCCCACTCGTTCTTTTCTTTGTATGCAAGAACTTTGATTTGGTTGAGTGGAGCAATATCCACAACCTTATCTGTATTAACTACGGTAATCAGACCCCAGTCGAGAAGCAACTGAATGATACGATTACGTCTCTGAACATCATTCACGGTGATGTTAGCTCTCTTACCATCAAGAGCAAACAGTTCCTTAAAGTGAACAATGTAATACTTACCTTGTTTGTGTAGGATGTGGCAACTCTGGTAGAGTTTCTTCTCCTTCCTTGATGCAACTCCGATACGAGTCAGTGTTTCACGAACCTTCAAAAAATCATCAGGTTCATTCAGTACCACTTCAATCATTTGGTCAGGAGACCATTTAATTTCTGGTTCAACAATCGCGCTCATTTTTTACCTCCAGTTTCAAGTCGCTCTCTAATGAATGAAAGTTGTTCTTTAGTCAGAATGTTTAAGACTTGTTTAGCTTTCTCATTACTATAACCATAATATTGTTTAACAATGTCAAGGTCTTTAATCTGATCTTTTCGGAGCCAGGGAGAAAATCTCTTCCTTTTCCTCAGACTATTTAGTAAAAAGTCATACTGGAGTTTTTTGGGCAGAAAATGATTCTTGTTCAGTTCATTCACAAACATAATACAATCAATATGTCCAGAGAGACATCGATTAATAATGTAGGGAGCATATTCTTTTTCTAGAGAAGGATCTTCATCCAGAAGATTCTCCTTAGTAGTGTTGATAGAGTTCAACCAGTCTTTCAGTTCCATTATCGAATGATGTCAATTTCCATATCTTTACTCCACACCTCAAGTTCCGTGCGAAGTGATCCCTCAGACTTCAGAGACTCATATCTCTTTGAAGCCTTGTTCTTCCACCAAGTAATCAGGTTCTCCATATAGAACTTGTCGAAGTTGATGGGATTTTCAATTAGTTTCTCTTCATCACCACGAATCACTTCTCTGGAGTTTGCGAAACCATAGTCACTGAAATAAGTTCTCTTCTTTTCAGTAAGACCTTTTGCAGTTGCAATTGCATCCTTGAACTGATTCAATTTCACATTCCCTTGCAAACTCTTCTGGATCACCGATATCATACGTTGTTGGGTTTTGAGTTTGCGACTCGATGCATCCTCCTTGACCAGAGTTTGATTGTTGTTCCTCTCGATAAACCATTTGTTTAAGTCCTTGAAAACGTTATCGTGCAGAAGAGGAGTAAAGTCACTCTGAGTCAAACCTTTATAACGGAGATATGGTTTTAGACCATCATATTGAGATGATGATTTAGTTGAACCATACAGAGATGTGGTTTCAAACAAACAAATATCAGAATCATACTTCTTGTTGATAGCTTGTCTCGCCTCGTGAGAACAACACAAGAGTGCAAGAAGTTTTCCCCCTAAGTAGTTATAACCGAAGGGTTGTGTTGGTACAATAATAAACCCCATAATGGAGTGTCTGTTGAACCTAGAAAGTTCTGGAACAGAACCTAACCACTCATTACGGGGTTTGGAGTTAATAGTGGGAGAACCAAAACGGACAAATCCCACAATCTTTTTTGTATTAGTTTCTACAACAATCCACTTCAAACTCTTACCAGGAATAGAGTCCTCAATGGAGTGAGAGGTTGTGATCTGCAATCTCTCATTAAAGTATTCATTACTAAAACTATCTTTATCACCAGCAGAATATACTTTGAAGTTCATATCCTCTGGATGCATATCAAACGCATCAAACATATCATCCTCTGGACCACAACCAGGGATGTACGTTGGCATCTGAGCCATCCTATCAAGTTTTACACTACGAAGATATTCATCAATACGACTCATATTTGAGAAGTAATCGATAAACTTATCCGCAGCGTAAGTTGCATCATCTAAATTAAGAATCATTTGAAGTTACACTCACACATAATTTCAGTTAGAGCAGCCAAAAGGTTGATCTCTTGGTCAGCTACGAATGCAGATTGATATTGATACTTAGAAACAATAAGAACAGCAGCAGCAATACTGGGACCATCCAGGGTTGGATAAAGAGCGTCATAAACATTCCGCAGAAGTACAGCAGAATCATTGTCCAAATTATTGACACACCATTTACGTACTTCCGCAAAGTTCTTTTCTTTAAGACTCTTAATGAGATCATTAGTCTTTACCTCTACAAAAGCTGCAAGAATACCAGAATCAATTGTACCACTAACTGCATATCGTTGGCATTCGTTCAATACCCTACGCCAGTCTGGGAAATGTTTGTTGATAAGTTCTACAATAACTTTGTCTTCGTATTTGATACCTTCAGAATCAAGGACTTCACAAACTCTTTTAAAGAACCGCGCAGCGATTTTCGGTTTGTCTTTACCTGAGATAGAGAAGTCAAAGACAGCACACCTTGAATGGAGTGGTTCAATGATTTTGTTTTTGTAGTTGCAGGTGAAGATGAATCGGCAGTTGCGACTAAACTCCTCAATAGACGCCCGTAGGAGGAGTTGTACGTCTGGGGTTGTGTTATCAGCCTCGTCAATGATGACGACTTTGTGTTTAGCAGTTGACGAAAGTGAGACGGTCGAAGCAAAGTTCTTCGCATTGTTTCGGACAGTATCGAGGAATCGACCTTCGTCGGATCCATTGATGACATAGAAATCTACTCCAAGTTCGTTACAAAGGGCTTTTGCAACAGTGGTCTTACCAATACCAGGAGGACCGGAGAGAAGCATATTAGGAATCTCCCCACTATTTAAGAAGTCACTGAAGTTCTTCTTGATAGAGTCGGGGAGAATGCATTCTTCAATAGTTTTGGGGCGATATTTCTCAACCCAAAGGAATTCATTCATAATCAAAGCCAATCTGGTTTGCGTTGTGGCATACGAAGGTAATTATCGCACACCCAAGGTTTAGATGCAATATACATCTTGTAAGCATCAAATGTACTGATATTTGTGTTCAGTTTATATTCGTCGGGCATTGCACGAGCGAATGGAGTCACGTTCGTAATCTTCCCCTTTGGAAACAAGTAGTATGCTTCAACAAGTGTCTTATAACAAGAGTGAACTTTGTTGTATCGCAAAGTATACTCATCACACAAGTTCATTCCCCATTTAATAAGCCAATAGGCATTATCCACCGTGTCTGCTGCCCACTTCGTACAAGGGTGGTTACGAAAGGCACCCTTCTCTGTTTTATAGGGCGTCCCATCTGTTTTTCCCAGAGTTCCGTAAGAATGATACCAAGGAGAAGCAATAATAGACAACATCTGACAACACTCCAACGGCATTTTG